GTTGGAACATCTTTACCATGTGTTTTAAAAGTACGTCTTTTATTAGGTCTTACACCTTTTAGGAGTGCTCTAACTTCATCAGAACCTTTAAAACCTTTTGGTTTAAATACACCTTTAGGTTTTAAAGCCTTCTTAATAGCTTTTTTACCAGCGCTCATACCATGTTTATATCCAAATCTTCCTTGCATTCCCATATCGGGACTATAGAAACCAGATTCTTGAGCTCTTCGTGCTGGACCTGCAATACGTCCACCGCCTTGAGCAGTTAGTCTATTTCCTCTTAATGCTTTATCACTCATTTTATTTGTCTATAATATTTTTTTGTTTTTGTAAAGTCTTAGTTAATTTCTCAAATTCTCCAGCTGTTTTCTTTAATCTCCCAGTTATTTGAGCTCCTGCTGCTCTAATTGCATCAGTATATTTCTTGTGGGCAACATCGCTTTTCCATTCTCTAACTGTTTTACCCCCTGTTTTTGAAAAAGGCTTAACACTTTTAATGGCACCAGCAACTTTTTTGCCTTTCAACAAAAGACTAAGCCAGCTCATAATTAATCCTTAAGCTTTTTTCTTGGCGCTTTTACCATGCTTAAAACCAAGTGGTCTGACAGGTGCATTAACACCCGCACCAGCACCAACACCAGCACCAACACCAGCACCCACACCAGCACCAACACCAACACCTAATGGTCTATTTAATCCACCACCAAATTGTTTGCCTGTTCGGCCACCTTTAGCTTTTTTAGCTCTAGGTCTATTTCCAAAATCATTTCTCATGTTTGTCTCCTTGTTTGATTGTTAATATAACTTATTATTAAAAGCAAGTCTATTTCTTCTTAGGCCCACCATTCCTAAATATCTGTGTTCCCTTAATTCCGAATATGCTCGCTACCACAGTAATCCACAAAGTTTGGAACCATATCGGCAGTGATCCAAAGTGATAAAAGAACAATTCTATCTTCTCCATCATTAGCGGGTCATTACTGAAGACCCCCCAGGCAAGCACAATTATGGGCGCCGAAATAATGATGAGGACGATTTCGTCCTTATAATCTGATTCTCGAGCTTCTAAAAGTTTGCCCTGGTAAGATTCCTCACCTCGCGCCATGCGTTCTGCATGCAATAGAGCAGCATCCGACATCGCGGCTTTTGTCTTTTGTCTATTTTGATATATATAGCCCCCTGTTTTCAGAGCCAATCTTGCTAGACTAAACCACATGGATTAGTACCAAGTTGCTGTTTGTTTTCTAGCTTTACCAACACCCTTCACAGTTACTTTATCACCTGTAGGAAGAGGGGAATTACCAGCACGGTAACTTCCTGCTCCTCGTGGATCAGGTTTCACATTCTGAGAAGGAATCTTGATTTTTTTCTCTTTTTTATAGTTCATCATGATTTTCCTTATAGGTTAACTTTTAGGTCCTTTCAAGGTTTTAACATCTTTTCTTTTCATTCGATCAGATGTTAATTTCGTTTCAGCAGATATTAATGATTTTTCAATCGATGTATCTGCTCTTAATTCAGCTAATTCTTCATTTTGTTCAAGTTTATCTTCCGTTAAATCTTTGTTTTGAACCAATTTAGCTTTATCAAGATCAATTCGAGCACCAGTTTCTTTTTCTTTTCGCTCAGTGTCCATAGCTTTTAAATCAACTTCTCTAGATTTCAATTTAAGTAATGGGTCATGATCAAATTGTGAAGTAATATTCTTTTCTTCCTTCATGAATTCTTCAGTCATTTCAGCAATCAAAATTGCTTTTCGAGCTTCGATTTTCTGTGAAACTTGTTGAAGCTGTTGTTGAGCTTGAGGATTTTGTGCTGCTTGTTGCTGTAACTGTTGCAACATCATAAATTCATCTCTAAATTCCAATTGAACTTGTTCCTGAGCCATTAAGCTAATATGCTCTAGAATATTCTTCTGTAATAAAGCCATAACAGATGGATTATTTCTAACAATATTTGTACCCATAAAATTTAAGTGAGCTGTAACATGGGCTCTATGATCTTGGCCTGGAAATGCTTGAAAAGGTTTTTGTCCCAAAGCATCAATATGCTCAATCGCTGGATCTTTTGGCATATTAGGTGGAGGGGGCGGTAAAATTCTATCAATATCTTTTATTCCTAAAGCTTCATACATGTTTCTATAAGCCATATATAAATTATGCATTTGAGGATTAGACATCGCAAGTTGTAATTCAGTTTGAGCCATTGTAATTCTTTGAGTCATCGAAAATATATTAGGATCAGCCACAGGCAGAATATCAATCCTATCATCAAAATCTTTGACCTTTACATTTTTAGCTGCTCCAACAACATCATATGGATATTCAGCTGGAAGATACTGAGAAAACACTTTGGCCAGTAATTTAAATTCTTGTTTCAAAGCTGCATACAATCTTTTATGGATTGCTGACATAACCCTCGAGCCGCGCTCTAAAAGGGCCACGGTCGTACCAACTGCTGCATTTTGGTTCCCGTCACCGACCTGCATGTCAGCAATCGACGCGAATCTCTGTCCTGCTTGAACAACAATTCCCATCAATTGCAATAACGTTTGCGATGGTTCTTTATACGGTAAGAATACGAATGCATCTTTTAAATTTCCTCCTGGTGTATCAACATCTTTAAATTCGCCTGGTTGAATTGGCGATGCGTCATCTTTAACTCTGACACCTCTTTGTTTAAATCCGGCTGGTAAATTTGAAAGTGTACCAGCATCTAATAATTGGCGGAGAGCAGCCGTTGCGGTTCTGCTTAATCCGCCAATCATATGAATGAGTCCAAGGCCATAAAATCCTAGTCCTGGCAGAAATTTGAAGTGGACAAAATATTGGACTTTATTTTTCAATGGATCATTGGGCGCAAAGTTCCTTCTGATCGAAAGAACTTTTTGACTACCTTCCTCGATGGTTACGATGTAAGGTAATTTTATTCCTGTTGATTCTCCATCTTCACCAACATCCTCGAAGCCTTCGAGGTCCAGATTTAGATGCATTTCTAAAATCGTATAAGACCCTTCGACTCGAGTGGATTTTGTAATTCCTTCTATTTGACGTTCTTTTTCTTTTAATTCATTGTCAACAAACTGAGTGGGTTTTTGTAATTCAAAATCACTATAAAAACCATTGACCTGCTGTTTACGCACATCATTCTCTGACATTTTAATAACATGGATGACCGATTCCGCATCGTCTAATGAGGTAGCCGTATACGGAACAACGAGGTCATCAGCCGGTACAAATTTGGACACGGCCCTTCCTAACAGTTCGTCATAATAAACTTTTTTAAAAGTTGACCCTGATAGGGGAAGATAAAACAACATCTGGTCAAATTCGGGTTCGTATTCCTTCATCTGATCCATAAGTTGATAATTCATGAAATCTTTAACTCTTTGAGATTGACGATCCACTTCAGGATTCGTTACTCCCATAATCTGAGTTCTGACCGGTCCATCTGCCGGTAATAATTCTTTATAAGCTAATGCTTGAAATTGTGTAACTGCTTCGGCTAAAACAGGGTGAGTAGCGCCAGATGCTCCTTGAAAAGGTTCGGTTCGTACATCATATTTAAATCCTAATAAATCTAAGCCAACGATGTAAGCCCTTTCCCAATCTCTTCTGGCATATCTAAACTCTTTATAGTCTGCTGTAAGCGTGGTTCCAATGGGCTGTAAAACTTCATCGGGTAAAATATCTGCTAGATTGTCGAAGTGGGATTCTGTTCCGGGAACATTAATTGCTCCTGGTTCAAAATAAATGGTTGCTCCGCCGTCTTCTTCGGATGTGACTTCAACGGGTTCGCGTTCCTTGACTTCCTCTACATTAACATCGGTTACTTCTTCCTCTGCGGGAAGTTCAACTTCCGTCCTGACGTTTGTAGGGAGTCCTTTGTCTATTCGATCATCTGCCATTTAAACTCCTATTGTTTTTTAACACGGTTAAGTAGGTAAGACAAGCCTTCACCTTGCGGATCGGGCCCTGATACAGGAGGCACGGCATCCGGTCTACGGATCCCGGTCATTCCACCGCCTGCAAAAGAGTCAGGAGTCCATTCTGTATAAGCTCCTGTATAACGAGGATCAGCAGGACTGTATTCAAAAGGATGTATAGGAGAAGGTTCCTCTACAGCTATTTGTTGACCTGGATAAATCCTCTTACTATCTTCAAGCTGTTTTCTTTTTCTTTTATTTAATTCTTCATGCTTTTTTCGATCCTGTACTTCTTGATAAAGAC